TTGATGTATATAACGATTTATATTTAAAGAAATATCTCACTGCATTAATTAAAAGGCAGTGGGGTGCAAACATGATGAAGTTTGATGGGTTCCAGCTTCCAGGTGGAATAACAATGAATGGTCGTCAAATGTTTGAGGATGCAATAGAAGAGATAGCAGGTTTAGAAGAAGAATGTAGGTTGATGTGGGCTATGCCAGACAACTTTTTAATGGGGTAATGAATGGCGACTAGTGTATATTTTTCAGGTGCGGTCAAATCTGAACAAGACCTGTATGAGGATCTTGTTACTGAAAGCATTAAAATATTTGGACAAGATGTAGTTTATCTTCCACGCGAAGAAATCTCTGAAGATGACCTATTAAATGAATCTTGGAACCAATATACACAAGCATATCCAGTAGAAATGTGGTTAGAAAATGTCGAAGCCTTTGAAGGTGACGGTAATCTATTAGGTAAATTTGGTTTAGAGATTAGAGACCAAGCCAATTTTGTAGTAACTAAACGTCGTTGGGAAGCAGCTGTAGGATCACTTTCTACATCTCCAATTTCGAAACCTCGTTATGCACCAAAAGAAGGTGACTTAATTTATATGACAATGACTCAAAGATTATTTGAAATAAAATATGTAGAACCTAAATCACCATTCTATCAGCTATCAAAACTACCAACCTATACACTTACTGCTGAATTGTTTGAATACAATGACCAGCATTTTGATACTGGTTGGGATGAAATAGATCAGATTGAATGGAAGAATGCTACATCATATAGTTATATTGTTAATAGTGGTACTGCATATACTCTTGGTGAAAAGGTTACACAATGGACCGGAGTTAATGACGGAGATGGTGCTGCTATTAATGTAGAAGGTTATGTATCTGGTTGGGAAGGTGTTGGTGTTAATAGAGTAACAATCATTAGTCCACATCAAAGTATTAATGGAGACGGCACATTTAAGACATTCTTTGTTGATCCTGATGCTAATCAACAATTAGTTGGTTCAGAATCTGGAACATCTTCAAATATTACAACAGATCAGAGTGGTACTATTAAGACATTCTATAATGAAGATCCATATGCTGACAATGATGAATTTGAAATTGCTGGTGATTCTGTTATAGACTTTACTGAATCTAATCCGTTTGGAGATCCATAATGAATAGCTTTAAATTATTTGAGAAAAAATATAAGTCTCAAATGTCGAAGAAAGACAAGTATAAAGTATCTAAAGATTACTTAAAGCTAAAGACACAACAATCCAAGCTTGGAAAGATGCCTGATAGGTATAAAGAACGTAAGGGTCTTGAAGGTCCGTTTATGACTAAGTCAGGACAGGTTGTATATTATGATAAAAAATTCGGTCAGTATTATAATTCCGATACAGATATGTATATTGATTATGATGATTGGAAAAAGATGAGTGAAGGAGAATATAGTAATGTTTGAAAATCATTATTACCACGAATCAACCCGTAGAATGGTCAGTGTATTTGGCAGCATTTTTAATGACATGGAAGTTGTTAAAAAAGATAGTAACGGAAAGATACTACAAAAAATTAAAGTTCCTCTTGGATATGCACCACGAAGTAAGGTTCTTGCACGTTTAAATGAACAAACAACAGGACCTAATATAGCTCTTAAGTTACCACGTATGTCATTCGAGATATCCTCTATGGAATATGATGCTAATGCACGTGTATCTAAACATAAGAATTATAAAAAAGTTATTGTAGGTGATACACTACAACTAAATAAATTAGGTGCTCCGGCCGTATGGAAGGTTGGATTCGAATTAAATATTCTAGCTAAAACTCAAGATGAAGGTCTGCAATTAATAGAACAGATCCTTCCAATGTTTCAGCCAGAATATACAGTAACAATAAAAGATATTCCTACAATGGATATAACAACTGACACTCCGATAGTTTTAGAGAGTGTTACATTAAATGATGATTATGAAGGTGATTTGGTAACGAGAAGAGCTATAGTATATACTTTAGTTTTTGGAACTCGTATTCGTTATTATAGAGGTATTGGTAAGAGCAAACAAATCCTTAATACTGAAGTTGATTTTTCAGAAAAAGTTGATCCAACAACTCATAAGTTTGAGACATTAGCTATAGATGGTACAACAACATCTGATGGCGCTGGTGGTTATAAAGAACCATACACCGAAACTATTAACTTTTTTGATACGGACGTATAACTATGTATAATTATAAAGCAACATTATTAAGAGTCGTTGATGGTGATACCGTTGATGCAGAGATAGACTTAGGATTTAAAATATTCATTAAAGAGAGGATTCGTTTAATGGGTATAGATACTCCTGAGAGTAGAACAAGAAACCTGGCTGAGAAATCATGGGGTAAGGCTGCTAGTGCGAGATTATCAGAATTACTGGCAGAAGCTAATGGAGAATTTACATTAGTTACTAAGAAACAAAAGAAAGGAAAGTTTGGACGAATATTAGGAACTCTTTCAATCTCGACAAAGGATGGTATCGTTGATGCCAATCAAGTTTTGATTAATGAACAACTTGCTATACCCTATACTGGTGGTAATAAAGAAGAGAGTAGGACAGCAGCAGGAGTATTAGATTTATGGAACACATATTATGAGCATAGCACAGAAGGGATTGACGGGCACAAACAGTAAAGTTGATTCTGACTATCAGAAAGTTAGGAAACAATTTTATGACTTAGCGGAGCAAGGTGACGAAGCAATAGAGCTAATGCTAGATCTTGCCCGTGAGTCAGAGCATCCGAGAGCATTTGAAGTACTTGGTCAATTAATAAAAAATAACGCTGAGATAGGTGAAAAAATTCTTAAACTCCACAAGAGCAAAAAGGACCAAGATAAAGATGAGACTTTATCTCTTGGTGATAAATCAAATACTAATGTATTCATAGGCTCTACAGCTGAACTACAAAAAATGCTACGTGATGAGATAGTAATAGATCAAGAACAGGACTTATTTGAATAATGAGAGAGACTAATTACTTAGGCAACCCAAACATTAGGGGAGCTGATGTAGAACATGCATGGACCAAAAAAGAACTGGTTGAATATAAGAAGTGTTTAGATTCACCACAGTATTTTGCAAAAGAATATTGTAAGATAATTCACCTTGATAAAGGTCTAATACCATTTGACCTATACCCATACCAAGAAGAAATGTTTAAATCATTCAATAAGAATAGATTTAATATTGTTCTTGCGTGTCGTCAAAGTGGTAAATCAATTGCTGCTGTATGTTATCTTTTATGGTATGTTCTATTTAAAGGTGAACAAGTTGTAGGTATTCTAGCCAACAAAGAAGCTATTGCTAGAGAAATGCTTGGTAGGATTACTCTTATGTTAGAGAATCTACCATTCTTTTTACAGCCTGGGTGTACAACCCTAAATAAAAAGTCTATTGGCTTCTCTAATAACTCAAGGCTTGTAGCTTCAGCTACTTCATCAAGCTCAATTCGTGGTATGTCACTTAACCTTGTATACCTCGATGAGTTCGCATTCGTAGATAATGCCACTGAATTTTATACAAGTACCTATCCGGTTATATCATCAGGTAAAACATCTAAGATTATTATCACATCTACAGCGAATGGTATCGGTAATATGTATCATAAACTATATGAAGGTGCCTTACAAGGAACAAATGAATTTAAATCTACACGTATAGACTGGTGGGATGTGCCTGGAAGAGATGAGAAATGGAAGAAGATGACTATAGAGAATACATCTGAACTGCAATTTGACCAAGAATTCGGCAATTCATTCCATGGTACAGGTAATACTCTTATATCAGCAGATTGTTTATTAGCTTTAAGAGCTACTAATCCTCTTGAAATACAAAATAATATTAAAATATGGAATCATCCTGAGGAAGGTCATAATTATTTAATGTTTGTGGATGTATCTAGAGGAAGAGGACAAGACTATTCCACATTTACAGTTATAGATGTATCATGTAACCCATTTGTACAGGTATGTACGTACCGTGATAACATGATAAGCCCTTTATTATTTCCTGACCTGTTATACAAGTATGCCACACATTATAATGAATGCTATGTAGTGGTCGAATCAAATGATGCAGGGCAAGTTGTATGTAATGGTTTGTATTATGATTTAGAATATGAAAATGTATTTGTAGAATCTATGATTAAAGCTAATGCTATTGGTGTCACTATGACTAGAAAAGTTAAACGAATAGGATGTTCTAACATAAGAGACATCATACAACAAAATAAGTTAATAATAAATGATGAAGAAACTATAAGAGAGATGAGTACTTTTGTTGCTAAAGGACCATCATACCAAGCAGATCACAATTCACATGATGACCTAATGATGAATTTAGTTATGTTTGGATGGTTTACATCTACTCCATTCTTTGCAGAATCAACAGATGTTGATTTAAAACATATGTTATTTTTAGAAAAGGTTAAACAATTAGAAGATGAAGTAATACCGGTAGGTAATATGCCATCAAATGGAGATGAACATCCATTCGGAGAGGGGTGGCAAACATGGAGGGCTTGATTATTATAAATAAGTATATTGAGAAAATTACGTATTATGATAATCTTATTAATCACATGACAGGGGAAAATAAATGGCATTTCTAGTCTCACCTGGAGTACAGGTAAAAGAAATAGATTTGACTAATGTCGTTCCGTCTACATCATCTACAATAGGAGCTATGGCTGGTGCATTCCAGTGGGGTCCTGTTGAAGAAATAACTACTGTAAGTAGCGAAACGGAATTAGTTGATAAGTTTGGGAAGTCAAATGCAGACACTTTTGAAAGTGTTCTGACGGCTGCTCAGTTTTTAAGTTATGGCAGCGCGCTAAAAGTTGTCAGAGCTACAGGTACATCAGCACGAAATGCTACGGCATCTGGTACTGGTATTTTAGCAAAAAATGATGACCACTTTAGTACATTATCACCTGCAGCTGGAGACTGGGTTATGGCCCGTTATCCTGGTGTAACTGGTACTGCACTTACAGTGGAAGTTGCAACTGACGCAACATCGTGGGCAGGGTCCGCGCTTTGGACATCATGGACTGAAAGTGCTCCTGGCACTTCAACCGGAGCCGCTGCAGTAGGTGGTTCAAATGATGAAATACATATAGTAGTTAGAGACTACGATGGTACAATTACAGGCACCGCTGGTGAAGTTCTTGAAGTATTTAGTTACTTAAGTCAAGCTAGTGATGTAAAAAATACCGATGGTACATCTTTATATTATAAAGATCATGTCAATACAAACTCTAAATATATCCGTATCGGAAATCATGCAGCAGCTTTAACAGATGCTGGCGAATCAGCAACATCTAATGCATTTACACGTGTAAACGTATTTTTTGCTAACTTAAGTGGTGGTGTTGATGATAACGTATTAACAGTAGGTGAAACTACTGCTCAATACGCTAAATTTGCAGATGCGGAAACAGTAGATGTGAACTTAGTGTTCCAAGCTAATTCAAGCTTGAGTGCAGGTGATAATATCACACTAAGTAATTATATAACTGCCTTAACGGCAGCAAGAAAAGATGCGGTAGGCTTTGTCTCTCCAGAGAGAGCGGCTACAGCAAATGCAGCAGCACCAGGTACTACGGTAGCTACATGGAGAACTGGATGTACTTCAACGTCTTATGGCTTTGCAGATTCGGGTTCTTTATATGTGTATGACAAATACCAAGATGTTTATCGTTGGATTTGTGCGGCTGGATCAACAGCAGGACTAACAGCTAACGCTGACCTAGTTGCTGATGCTTGGTTCTCACCGGCTGGATTTACTCGTGGTAATGTTCGTAACGTTACTAAACTAGCATATAATCCTAATCAGGCAGATAGAGATGCTCTATACAAGACAGGTGTAAACCCTATTGTAACATTTCCTGGTTCGGGTACAGTGTTATTTGGTGACAAAACTTTACAAACTAAACCATCAGCGTTCGATAGAATTAACGTTCGTAGATTGTTTATTGTATTGGAGAAGGCAATTAGTACAGCATCTAAAGCATCATTATTCGAATTTAATGATGAATTTACAAGGGCTCAATTTAGAAACATGGTTGAACCTTTCTTAAGAGATGTTCAGGGAAGACGTGGTATTACAGACTTTAAAGTAGTTTGTGATGGTACAAATAACACAGGCAATATAATTGATACTAATAAGTTTGTTGCTGATATTTATGTTAAACCTGCTAGATCTATTAACTATATAACTCTAAACTTTATTGCTACTCGAACTGGTGTTGAGTTTAGTGAAATTGCAGGAGGTAATTAAAGATGGCTATTTTAGGCGTAGATGATATGAAAGCCAAACTCGTTGGCGGCGGTGCTAGACCTAATCTATTCAAAGTAACGATGGGTTTTCCATCATATGTTACGGCGGATGTATCTTTAGCATCTTACATGTGTAAAGCGGCTTCAATGCCAGCAAGTACAATTGCACCTATAGCGGTTCCTTTTAGGGGTCGTAATTTGCAAGTTGCTGGTGATAGAACCTTTGAACCATGGAATATTACTGTAATCAATGATACTGACTTTAATGTACGTAACTCTTTTGAGCAATGGATGAACGGCATCAATCAACATAAAGAGAACACTGGGTTAACACAACCAAGTTCTTATATGGCTGATATGGTTGTTGAACAACTTGATAAAGATGGTACAGTAAAGAAGACTTATAATATACGTGGTACGTTCCCAACATCGTTGGGTGCTATCGAAGTAGATTATAGTCAAGAAAACGTTATTGAAGAGTTCACAGTTGAGTTACAAGTTCAATATTGGGAATCTAATAAGACAACGTAAATCATCACATAATAATACAAGGAGTGCCGAAAGGCACTCTTTCTTAAGTGTTATAAATATATTTAAGAAAGTGTTTATAGGATATTAAATGGCAGACCAACAAAGATCATTCTTCGGTTTTCAATTTAAAAGAAAATCGATAGAAACAAATAAAAAACCCGTATCATTTGCTTCAGATAATGAGGACGGTGCATATGAAATTTCCCCCACTGGTGGTTACTTTGGTCAGTATATGGATCTTCAAGGGGATAAATTTCAATCAGACAGAGATTTAATAATGAAATATCGTTCGATATCTGCATATCCAGAAGTGGATATGGCGATTGAAGACATATGTAATGAAGCTATTACAGATGAAAACGGTATTATTGTTAAGCTAAATCTTGATAACTTAGACCAAGCAGACAATGTTAAA